GAGCAACAGATGTGGCCAGCCCCTATTGGGGAGAAAACGGTGAGGAACACTTTTGGGAAATGGAAGGCCCCCACCATGAAGATATTCAGGAAATGAAGAGTGTTGTACAAGCAGAAGGAACAATCACTAATAGTCATCTAGCATGGAATGAAGCATTGATGAGATTGGTAGAATATCCTAATACCTACAATAGTAATACTTCAACTTGGAGTACTGGTAGTTACTCTGCTCTTGCCGATGGTGAAGCAAGAACTGGAAAACCATTTACTATTACATCAACATTTTCAACAAACTTTACTAAAATCACTCATGAGGATCGAAGGGTCGAACCCAATGGAACAGTCTGGGCAATGTCACCAAAGCATTACGGTAATGTGCGAGGAGGTGGATTTAGATTACAACAGTTTCAAGGTAGACTCCATTTCCAAATAGGACACATGGGTAGGAATCAGAGTAACTACAATAGTGTTGAGGGATTCCTTAAGCCAGTCTTGGGAGTATCAGCAAATACTAAAATATACACTAACACTCCTAGTAATGTTTATCAAGACTCATTTGAAAATGCCAATAACAGTACAACCATATACCAAACAATGAATCCTTATGATGTTACAGAAGATGTGCGTATGTGGTATCAGATTACTTGTGTGTATAATGGTGGGCCTGTGGGATATTACAAAACCAGTACACTATCTGAAACTGAGGCGGAACTAGTACAAAATATTAAAGACTCCTTTAAGTTTTACCAAACAAATATGAGGACAGGTAAAGTGCACGAAATAGAGTGGCACCATGTACAAATGAGCAATACAAATGACTTCTTAGGATTTATTCAAGGAGTAGGATACGAGGGAGACAGGGAAGCAGATACACGATTTGGTGCACATTGTGATGGTGCTCAGAATGCATATGTATTTGCAGGAAACTGGGCAGGTACATGGGTATCGAATACAGCATTATCACACTCAGACTTACAGGGCGACGAGGCGGAAGATGGAGGTAGTCAACCCTTTAGATTAAATGGATTCGCTATGGACCCGCTTGGGTGGGCAACAAAAAACAATAAGGATGCTACGAACACATGGATATGGAGTCCAAGTCATCATCCAGACAGACTTGAAGATACTTCTGAAAATAAAAAAGATCCGTATCCTAATATAACATCGGGTGCTGCAGATAGTAATTATTTGAAGGCTCAAGGATCAATGGATGACGAAGATTATTTTAGAACTCAAGCAGACAATTCATACTGGGCAAATAACTACCCATTAGATACAGCGTAAGGAATAAATGGCACTGACTTTAAGTAAACGAACCATAAATTTTGTAATGGATCAAGGGGCTACCTTTGAAAAAGTAATCTACGCCCAAAACTCTGCAGGGGGAAATGTCACAATTTCTACAGGGACTTGTGCTGCTAAGATGCGACAATCTACATATTCTGGTAACAATATACATACTTTCTCAACTTCCGTTGCTGGATCAAATGTTACAATTTCTATGACTGCAACAAATACTGCAAACGTTGCTGTTGATCAGTATGTATATGATGTTGAATATACTCAATCAGATGAAACTACTGTAGAGAGGGTTTGTCAAGGAATTATAACCGTATCACCAGAGTCTACAAAATAAGGATTTAACAAATGACACAACCTACATCTAGAACCACATTTAAAGATTATTGTAAAAGAAAATTGGGACATCCAGTTGTTGAACTGAATCTTGATGATGATCAAATAGAAGATACCATTGATGATGCAGTAACTTACTGGCAAGAATTTCACTTTGATGGTACACATCCAGAATTTGTTAAAAAACAAATTTCAGCATCAACTCAAATCGTTTCTTCAACCTCTGGAACTTTTTCTAGTGGAGAAACCATTGAGGGGGGATCTAGTGGTATTAAGGCTACATTTCATCAATACCACAGTGCAAATACTACGATAAGGTATTCAAAACCAACTACAAAAAATAATTCCAATGCCGTAGCGATTGGAGATGGAAATACCTATTATACAGATACAACAACTACATGGACTGCCAGTGAAACCATTACAGGAGCAACAAGCGGTGCAACAGCAACCGTTCATGGTAGTACAGCTCAAACTATCGGTGATATAGATAATCATTATCTTTCTTTGGATGAGAGTTATATTGGTATTACAGGAATTATACCACTTTCCGAAAATTTGAGTGGTAGTACAAATATGTTTTCAGTTAACTATCAGTACGCGTTGAATGATCTTTATACGATGGGTTCAGCTGGTGATATGAAAAACTATGTTTTCACTCAACAATATCTTGCTACCATTCAAAATCTTTTCTCTGGATTACCTAGATTCAGATTCAATCGTCACAGAGATAGAATTTATCTTGACATAGATTGGAGTGGAGATCTTAAAATAGATGACTTTGTTGTAATTGAAGCTTATGCGTCAATGAATCCAGAAACATATACTGATGCTTATAGTGATATGTTCCTTAAAAAATATTGTACAGCACTCCTAAAAAGACAATGGGGAATGAACCTTATAAAATTTGAAGGTGTTCAATTGCCGGGTGGTGTTACTCTAAATGGAAGACAATTATATGATGACGCAATTACAGAAATTGAAAAATTAGAAGTTGAAGGAAAGTTAGAATATCAGCTGCCTGATGACTTCTATGTAGGTTAGAGGATATAAATGGCAACCAATCATTACTTTAATCATTATGGAACAGATACACCAGATCAAAAATTAGTTGAAAATATCGTAATTGAGTCTATCAAATCTTTCGGTATTGATGTTCACTATATGCCTAGAACTGAAGTAAATACAGATTCTATCTTTGGTGAGGATCGTATTTCTAAGTTTGAAGATGCTCGTATGGTAGAAGTGTACATTAAGAGTATAGATGGATTTGAAGGTGACGGTACATTTGTAAGTAACTTTGGACTAGAAGTAAGAGATCAAATTACTTTTACAATTGCTCGTAGAAGATTTATAGATTTAAATTTTGAAACAGGAAATAGAGATAAAGAACCACTAGAAGGTGATCTTATTTTCTTTCCTTTGTCTGACTCCCTATTTGAGATTAAACACGTGCAAGATACGAATGTTTTCTATCAGATGGGTGGACTACAAACTTTTGATTTAGTTTGTGAACTCTTTGAATACGCCGATGAAGCAATTGATACAGGTATTGCCAAACTTGATCAAATTGAAATTGATCATTCTTATTCAATAAAATTTACTCTTGGTGCTGGAACTGGTACATATACAGTTGGAGAATCCGTCTATCAAGGATCTACTGGATATTCAAATGCCACGATCAAGGGTGAGATATTTGCAGTAACTGGTACTGATCTAGTATATAAGAATCTTTTAACTGAGGGTGGTGATAATCTGGTTAGAGAAGATGGAAATACTTTTGTTTCTGAGGGAGCTGTTACCGATACTTCAGAATACATAACTCTTACTATTGGTAATATCATAGGTGCATTTAGTGATTCTAGTAAAATTTTAGAATATCCATATTCCTTTAAACAAGAGGATGGAGAAAGTACATCAGATAGTATTCTGTTAGAAGATGAAAGTCTTACTACACCAAACTCTTCTGCTAAGGGTAAACTTATGATTGAAACAACTGCTTCTTATGTGGTTACTTCTTTTGATGATAAGACTATATCAACTGGTGCATCAGATGGAGTACAGACCGATTCATATGCAAACAATGTAGGGATTGAAACTGTGGCTGATTCTATACTTGACTTTACAGAAGGTAATCCATTTAGTGAAGGAACAGGGTACTAATGTTAGGATCTACCTTTTATCATCAAACTATAAGAAAATATGTAGCAGTGTTTGGAACTCTTTTCAATGATATTAATATTGAAAGGAAGAATTCAAGTGGTGTTGTTGTTGAACGATTAAAAGTTCCTCTTGCATATGGCCCCAAACAGAAGTGGCTACTTGCTATTCAAGAAACCACTTCAGATAGAAAAGTTGTAGCAACGAGAACTCCAAGGATGGGGTTTGCGATGACAGGAGTTTCTTATGATTCTGCAAGAAAATTGAATACAATTGGTAGAAATGTAGCAGCAAACACTTCTTCTACTACTTCCAATATGACTACAATGTATAATCCTGTTCCTTACAACTTTGATTTCCAATTATTCATACTTGTTAAGAATGCTGAAGATGGAACACAAATTTTAGAGCAGGTACTTCCTTATTTTACACCAGAGTTTACTGTTACCGTCAATACAATTCCCGATATGAACATCAAGGCAGATGTTCCTATTACGTTAAACTCTGCTGATGTAGCAGATGAGTACGAGGGTGATTTAACAGCAAGAAGAACTATTACTTGGACTCTTTCATTTACACTTAAAGGGTTTATCTATCCAAATGTTACATCTGGTGAAATCATTAAATCAATTGAAGTTAATTTCCGAATTCCGGGCGGTGATACAGAAATTGAACTTCCAGAATTTATCATATATGAAGATAGTACACCAGATACTACAAACTATATACTACTAGATGGAACAAATATAGTTATTTTTATATTCTTAGAAAGTGGTACTGCTGATACAACGAGTGAACTTAGACTTCTTTTGGAAGATGGTAATTTTGTATTGAATGAAGAAAGTAGTAATTCGTACAGAACATATAGTAGGGCAAGAATTACAAATGAAAATACTACTGATGGTGTACAAGATGCTACAATCAAATCTCGTTATACAGTCGTTCCTACACCTCTTTCTGCAACAGCTGACTCCGATTATGGTTTCTCAGAAACTTTTGAATTTTTTGAAGAGGGTAAATGGAATGATCCAACAACTGGTACGGATATAGCAACATGAGGGATGTGATGCCTATGAATGTGGATGACCACTTAGATGAAGTTTTAGGAATTATAGAAAAACCTAAGAAGGAAGTCGTTAAGACAGGGCGTTTTGTTCCTGTTATCACAAATGATGATAGTGGCGATAGTGAAATTGATTTCCAGTATGCGAGAGAGAACCTTTACAACCTCATAGAACGAGGACAGGATGGTTTGGAGGAAATGCTTGAAATCGCCAAAAGTTCGGAACACCCCCGTGCGATGGAAGTTTTCGGACAGTTAATCGGAAAACTTACTGAAACGAATAAAGAATTGTTAAATTTACATAA